CACAGGTGACGGTGCAGGCGTTATAACATCTGGAAATATTGTTCCAGACGGGAGTGGCACAAGATTTATAGGTACATCTAGTAATAAGTATGAAGAAATACACGCTGCAACGTTTTACGGTAATATACAAGGAAATGTTAGTGGTACTGTGTCAGGAAGAGCCGGATCAGCAGATAAATTAGCTACAGCAACTACCTTCCAATTGACTGGAGATGTGAACACTGTAAGTTTTGATTTTGACGGACAAACAGGCGGCACTAACAAAACTTTCGATGTAAGAATAGGTAACAGTTTTATATCAAACAAAGGTAGAATACCTTTTTCTAACAACGAAGATGAATTACTTATAAACAAAGTAAATTCATCCGGCGGCTACAACTCAGGTGTTTATAAAATTAATAAAAGTACTTTTTTAAGTACAATACCTTTAGTACCGGCTGGAGTTATTGTTCCTTTTGGCGGAATAAATTTACCGGACGGATGGCTATTTTGCGATGGATCTATTGTAAATATATCAGATTACAGTGTTTTATTTGCAGCAATTGAATATTCATTTAAAGACAGATCATTATTAGCTAATAATGGAGCTACAACATTTGGCTTGCCTGATTTAAGAGGTAGATTTCCTTTGGGCTTAGACAATATGAACGATACCTCGGCAAATCGAGTTACAAACGATGCAGCAGATGCAATAGGTGGCAATGCAGGCCAAGAAGAAGTTACAATTAGAAATACTAATTTACCTGAACACGAACACGACTTAGAAGGCGCAAGCGGAAATCAATATTACGCTATTAGAGAAGCAGCAGGTGAACCTGCTGATGACAATGCAATACGATTAACTGTTGAACCGGGATTAGGTGGAACACAAGGATTATCATCTAGTGGAGGCGTTTCAGGCGGCGGAGCGACAGGCACAGGCGACTTCAGGAATTTAGGCACAGACGAGAATCCTGAATATGTGGGTGCTGCAATTAATGTGTTAAATCCATTCTTAGCTGTTAATTACATAATTTATACGGGGCAATAATAGATGAGTTATCAATTAAATAAAACAGACGGAACCATACTTACTGATCTAGTTGATGGACAAATAGATAATACCAGTACTAACTTAGTGCTTGTAGGAAGAAACTATACAGGGTATGGTGAATATTTTAATGAAAACTTTATTAGATTATTAGAAAGCTTTTCTAATTCTGCTGCACCTAGTAATCCGTTAACTGGACAAGTTTGGTGGGACACAAGTGATAAACGCCTCAAAGTTTTTGACGGAGAGCAATGGAAAGCTAGTGGTGGACCATTTGTACAAGATAGCCAGCCACAAATGGTTGCAGGCGATTTGTGGATTGATAACCTAAACAATCAGCTTTATGCATATGACGGGACCGATCTTATATTAATAGGGCCTAGTTATACTACTACTCAGCAAGAAACAGGTTTTAGAGTAGAAAGTATTTTAGATTCTCAAAGTAGATCTAGAACTGTAGCAAGTTTATATATAGGAGGTGTAATTACAGCAGTTGTAAGTGAAATAGAATTTACACCTACTTATAGCCAAAGAATTTTAGGACTAGTTACAGATGCAAACCCAGATGGAATTATCTATAAAGGATTCAACATTATAGATAAAGACAATTTTAAATATAGAGGAATAGCTGATTCTGCTAACGCACTTGTAACTGAAGGCGGAATTGTAAGAACAGCTGATTCTTTTTTACCTTCAGCTGCAAATGGAACTACTACCGGAACTTTAACAGTTGCTAATAATGGTGGTTTAACATTAGGATTATCACAAAACGTTGTACAACGTATAGTTGGTCCAAGGTTTTATATTGAAAATCAGATTACAGATGAAGATATTAGTTTAAGAATTAAGTCTAGTCAAGCTGGAAGTGTTACAGTTGATGCAATTTATATAGATGCTAGTACAGAAAGAGTAGGAATTTTTACTAAAGATCCTACTGGCACATCTTCGAGATTACCTGAATATACGTTAGATGTTGACGGTGATTTACGAGTTACTGGAAACTTATTAGTTGAAGGAGATACAACAAGTATTGATGTAGCAACATTAAGAGTCGAAGATAAAAACATAGAAATTGCAAAAACTGCCGATGGCGGCAGACTAAATGGTGTAGAAGCAGACAATGCAGGATTATTATTAGATACAAATGATGTTGGTTCTAAATCTTGGACTTGGATAGCAGCAGAAGATGCTTGGACATCTAATGTAAATTTAGATATAAGTGACGCTACAAAAACATATCAAATCGGCGGAGTTGATAAGCTTACAAATACAAGCTTAACCAATATACAAAAGGGTTTAGACTTAGATGAAATAGGCACATTACTATATTTGAACGTAGATGATATAGGAATAAATGGTGCGACGATTACAGCATCTCCTTCTTCGGGTACATTTGCAATTGTTTCTAATAACGGTGTTAATTTAACAGCCGGCGGAGATATAGCAATACAAGATTCGCAAAAAATTACTGGCTTAGCTGATCCATCAAATTTGCAAGATGCTGCAACAAAAAATTATGTTGATAGCTCAATAGCTGAGGAACCTATTGTTTTTAGTATGGATATTACTGGGTTAGGTTCTGGCATAACATTAGAAAACAACGTAGCTTTAGTAATACAATCTATGTACCCTGCGCACACTATTAATATTGGAAAAGAAGCAAAAATACACGCTACTTCATATGCAGGAGCAACAGTTGAAGGTATCAATGTAAGCGTAACATTGTCACCAGACACAACAGGAGTTTTAACAAAATCTGCATTAGATGTAGACTCAAATGGAACACAAAATGAATCAGTGATACAAGACATCGTAGCATCTAACACAGCAAGCGGTAATGTAATACTTACACCTGTACGCACATTGATGGTATTTACATCAAACGGAACAAGTTGGGATCACGTTAGCACAACATCACCTTATTCATTTTAAACGAATAAATAACATATAGCACTTAGGGGTTTATAGGAATGGCATACCAAATAGATAGATATAATAATACCATTTTAACTACAGTTGAAGATGGAACTCTTGATCAAACAACTGACTTAAAATTTATAGGTAAGAATTATGCCGGATACGGCGAAATACAAAACGAAAACTTTTTGTTTTTGTTAGAAAATTTTTCCGGCACAGTTGCACCGCAAAGGCCTTTAAGTGGTCAAATTTGGTATGATAGTAATGCAACAAAATTAAAATTTTATGACGGTAATGCTTGGAAAACATCAGGAGGCGCAAACGCTTCGGAATCTCAACCCACAGGTGCAACAGTAGGTGATTTTTGGTGGGATACAGTAAATGAACAGTTATATGTATATAATGGAACAAATTTTGTATTAATAGGCCCACAAAATGCTGGCGAAGGACTTACACAAATGGTAAGTCTTGATATTTTAGGCTTGGACGGTCTTACATATTCAGTAATTGCTTCTACAATCGAAGATCAAGTAGTTACAATAATTAGTAATTTTGAATTTAGAATAGATCCTAGTAATGCAATTGCTGGGTTTGATCTAGTACGTAAAGGTGTAACATTAAAGTATACACAAGAAGTTGATTTAGGCGTTACTAATAGCGCACAAATACCTGATAGAAATTTTGAATTCCACGGTACAGCATCTAATGCAGCAAAATTGAACGGCAGACCATCGACTGATTTCTTGTTGAGAGATGGTGCATCATTTGTAGGTATAACAAATTTTCCAAATGCTGGATTAACAATAGGCGATAATAACGAGTTTAGAATTTACGTTCAAAATAATGATGGTATTTTAGAAAATACACTACCTACACAAAACATTATTTGGCGTACTACAGATAATTTAGGAATAACAAAAGAAATAGGTAGAGTTACTCCTACAAATATAGTTCCAGGTGCTGATAATATTTTTGATATTGGTAGTACTGCTTTAAGATGGAACGAAGTTTATGCAGCTAATTTTAGAGGAATATCAGATAAAGCTGATCAATTAAAATATGCAACAGGATTATATGCAAGCGGAAGCCAATTACTTAGTAATAATACTGTTGCAGTTAGAACAGCAGATGGTAACTTAGTAGCAAACTTATTTCAAGGTACTGCTACAAGCGCAAGATATGCTGACTTAGCAGAGAAATATACTACTGATCAAGAATATCCAGTAGGAACTGTTATGGCAGTTGGTGGCGAAGCTGAAGCTAGAGCTGCTAAAGTTAGTGATTTAGTAATAGGTGTTATAAGTGATAAACCAGCATACTTAATGAATTCAGAAGCAGACGGCCAAGCAATAGGACTAAAAGGTAGAGTACCTGTTAGAGTTGCAGGACCAGTATCAAAAGTACATACAGTTTATGCTTGGCAGGATGGAGTTGCTTCCACTATTGCAAGTAACGGGTTAGTAGGAGTTGCATTAGAAAGCAGCGATGACGAAAATGAAAAATTAATTGAATGCGTTCTAAAAGTATAAGGATTTGTTATGGCAAGTATTCAGGCAGCTGATATTAATAACCTGCAAAATAGAATTGCATTAATTTATGGGACAGGTTCAGGACAAAGCGGATATGGACAGGTTCTAGCTAGTTCACAAGTCAATGCCTTAGAAGGTATAATTAGAGCATCAGACATTAATAACATTTATGCTGATATTCTAAATGCAAGAGTCCACCAAGTAGGACCTGGCGATTTATCTATTGCGCAAGTAACAGCAAATTTAAACACAGTTGCAGAAGAAACTAGTCAATTTATTAATAATCAAGGCCAGTTAAGCACAGATCCAGATGGATTCAAAAAAGGTTTTGATGATTTTGAAAGACTAATTGCTCAAGTAGAAGCAGACAAATTCACCGTACATCCATCTCAAGCAGAACAAAAACTATCCTTAAGAGATTTTAGATCTGCATCGTGGAACTCTTCGGTTTATCATATTTTTACTGTAACATTTGACAATGCTGATCATAGAAGACATTTTTTCAATACAGGCGGCGAGATTAGATTTACAGCAGCAAATACAGGTGCAAATACACCTAAAGGATTAGATTGGGCTGACATTTGTAGTCAAGTAGGAACAATTTCTTTTGGATATACGTCGACTAAAAAAGGTAGCGTAGTTGTAGGAAACATTGGCAACTATGATTTAACATCTAGTTATCAAGAAATTTTTGGACAAACTGGCCGCGGACTTTATCAACAAATATATGAAGTAAATAGATACTCTATAGAAGCTAGAGCAATTTCAGAAAGTCAACTTGAATTTAAAGTTATATTTAATGATTTAGATACAGGCACAAACGTAGACAACAATGTAGACGGAAAATTAGAAAGTAATATAGTTATGTATAGGGCTGTAGGCAGTTATGTTCAGATTGCCCAGCCAGATTTTGCAACAACAACTTCTATTTCTGGATTTGATGTTCCTCCTGCGCCTGCTGCCCCTGAATATAACATCGGTGTTGACCTTGAAAAAACTATGTATGAAGATGACGAGAACGGTTCTCGCATTGTATCATTAGATTTTGTGGTATCAGCAAGTGTAAATAATTTTCCGATTACTTTGTATTGGGATACACAAGTTGTTAACGGTAGCATTACTACAAGCGATTTTAGTGATAATACGTTACAAGGTAGTATAACTATATCAGAAGCTTATACACAAGCTGAAAGAACAATAACTAGAACAACAGTAGCAGATAGTTTTACAGAAGGTAATGAAAGTTTTAGACTACGGTTATTCACAGATTCTGCTAGAACAAGATTTGTTGATCAAACTGGAGTAGTTACTATTGTTGACAATTCAGAAGGAGTAGAAACTCCTTCTAATCCTACTTATGCAATTACAGTAAGCACTACAAATCCAGTAGACGATACAATTATCGAAGAAGGACAATACACAGCATTTTACGGAGTTCAAACAACTGGATTAGATGCTGGTACAGAACTGTTTTATACTATTGTCGGAAATAATGTAACTGCAAGTGATTTTACAAGTAATTCTCTTAGCGGATCATTTACATTAGATAATAATGGAGAAGGAAGCTTTAGTTTAACTGCCACTGCGGACGCATTTACGGATGGTGCAGACGAAACATACGATGTACAATTAAGATTAGGATCTGATACTGGTACAGTGGTATTAGAGGTTGGTAATGGCGCCCAAACAATAATTAATGAGACATCATTCTCTCCACCCTCAGTGCAATATATATCTAACCTTTCGTCACCAGTTTTCGAAGATGTACCGGGATTATATAAGTTTATTGTTCCTAATGATGTAACACAACTTACAGTAAGAGTAATCGGAGGCGGTGGCGCTGGTTCAGGTACCGGCGGCGGCGGAGGCGGCGGAGGCGGCGCAGCAGAAAAAACAATCACAGTTACTCCTGGACAAGAATTTGATGTTCAAGTTGGGGCTGGCGGCGCAGGCAGTTTTGGTCAACTAGGACAAAACGGGCAACCATCTTGGTTTAAATCTCAAACAGAGATAGCAGGATTAGGCGGCCGTCGTGGTGGCTACATTGTAAACAATGCAGTTCTTAGTGCAGGCGGCCTCGGCGGAGGCTACTATGGAGATACTGGCGGAAACGGCGGTTCCGGCGGCCAAGGATACTACGAATATGGTGGCGGCGGCGGAGGCGGCGCTGGATATTGGGGAGGTTCTAATGGCGGGACTGGTGGCCGCGGTGGCCGTTATCTTACAGGCATTGACGCTATACGAGGTATAGAAGGCGGCGCAGGCGCTGGAGGCGGTGGCGGCGGCAGCGGTAGTGCTGAACCGGCTCTTTATGCTGGAGGCGGCGGTGGAACAGGTGTGTATTTTACAAACACAGTCGGAGGCGCATTTGGTACTCCTTCTGGTAGTTCAGGAACAGGAGGCGGCAGTGGCAACGACGGAACTTCCGGGTCGGGTTCAGATGGTACAGGCGGAAGATACGGCGGTGGCGGCGGAGCGACAGGCGGAGACGTATCAGGTATTGGATTCGGATCAAGTTC